TGGTACATGTGTATGTAACCAGGGTTGTTCAATACTTGAATAATGTTGAATACCTTATATCCTATTACCTTCTTTCTATTTCTGATTAGTTATACCCCCACCTTTCAAGTATCTTAATCATAAACTATCATTTAATCAAAGCATGATCTGCTACTATTACTCATTCTAAAACTGTACAAATACAAGGCTATATCAAAGAAAGTATTACTCGGATGTACACATCTATACATTAAGAGTAATAACAATTTAAATAAAATATAACATCACAACCAGGGGGCAGGGGACCCACCCCACCCCCACCACCCACTTTGTTCTAAAAAGAAAATGCAGATATACGTGATGATACCTCACTTTTACTTTTCTGTTTAGGTATGCCCTAATTATTATTTCTGAATTAAAAAGGAGGGATTTGTTTTATGGATGAGGATGTTTTTGTTTGTGGTCATTGTGGTAGGGAAATGAGGCGGGGTGTTGAGGAAATTGTTTATGGGTGTTATCGGTTGGAAACTAGGAATATTCATTGTGCTTATCTTTGTGGTGAGTGTTTTGGTGGTGTGGATGTTGTTTCTTGGACTGAGGATTTGGAGTAATTAATCATGGCTAGAGATAGAAGCAAGAACAAGTCTGGAGGCATGGAACTGCAAACGTTGTCGCCAAAGCAAGCAGACTTCATGTTTAACAGCGATGCTCATATTAACTGCCTCGTTGGAGCGGTACGGAGTGGTAAGACTGTTGTTGCTAATTTCCGTTTCCTTCAGCACATCCTGGAGCATCCTTATGATGAGTTCTTAGTAACTGGTAAATCTCAGAAGACCATTAAGCGTAATGTGGTCCGTGGGCTTAAACGGTTACTCATGAGTATGGGCTTCCGTGATGAAGATATACGGTACAGTATGATGGGTGGAGAGTTAGAGTTCACCTACAATGACGTTGATAAACTAATCTACCTCGTGGCATTGAAGGATGAGAGTAGTGCAGATGATATACAGGGAATGACGGTAGCTGGATTATATAGTGATGAGGTGACCACTGCTCCAAAGAGTGGTTTCGACATGGCATACAGCCGTTGCAGTGTAGATGGCAGTCATGTTTTTGTTACCTGCAACCCTGACAGTCCCTACCACTGGTTCTACACCGACTATTTGAAGAATAAAGAGTTATTACGTAAAGGCGACCTTAAGGTTTGGAACTTCCTAATGGACGACAACCCATACCTCCCCAAAGACTACGTGGAAAGCCGTAAAAGGGCCTACACTGGAGTGTTTTACCAACGATACATCCTCGGACAATGGGTTAGTGCCGAAGGAGCAGTCTACCCAATGTTCAATATTGAAGATCATACGTTCAACAAGGCTAAAAAGAATTACATTGACAAGTTTATTAGTATTGATTATGGTACTAGTACGGTTGCCGTCTTCCAGTACTGGGCACGGCGTTGGTGCGGAGATACTCGTGACCGGGTACTCTGCTATGATTTATTGGATGAGTTTTACCATGATGCAGGAGCCACTGATATACAGTACACTGACAGTGAACTATCCGAACAGTTAAGTAGGTTTGTAGGGAACAGACAATGTAACCGGGTAGTAGTACCCCACGACAGTACCAGTTTCAACAACCAACTAATGAGGGATGGTTTCAGTATCGCACCAGTAAACCCCGATGTACTAGAGGGCATTAAGACTGTTCAAAACATGTTGCGTGATAACCGTATCCGTATTCATGAAAGTAAGGCACGTGATTGTATTAAGCAGATGCAGATTTATAGTTGGGATAGTAAGGCTCAGAAGCTTGGTATTGAAAAACCAGTTAAACGTGATGATCACAGTCCTGATGCTTTGCGGTATGCTGTTAATGATGAGATTCAGAGTAAGATCCAATGGGAAGAACCCATGTTTGGATAATACTATTTTTTTTTGAGAATATGTAATGAATGTTAAATCTACCTAACAATTTATCTAATTTTAAAGTATATAAAACTTCCGGTGAACAAGACCATGAACCCCATAAAAACCCTAACCAACCGACTCAACCCCACACGAATCCTAAACAACAGTATGCGAAGCATACAAGAATTACCAGTAGGACTAACAGAACGCACAGGCCACTACCAAGGATACAGCCAAGAACAAGGAAGCACAGACACCAGAGAACTCAAACAACTAACCGACCAAATCCTCGTAGAAAGAACACTAGAAAACAGTAGGCGAGCTATGGAAATAGACCCCACTACATGGAGTTCCATCATCAGCCAGTGTATTATCACCAACACTGGGTGGGATATAATGGGCCACACCGACGACAGTGACACCAATGAGGATAAACGACTCAAAGAAGCTGTTAAACACATCAAAGAGAAATGCCGAGAATGGGATTTAGGCCAGATAATGTGGGAAATGGATCTAAAATGTTGCGTGGACGGCACATGTCTAATACACAAAACAATAACCCCCAAAACCATCCAGAATGTAACCTTCCTCCTATACGACGAAGACGAATACGACTTTGTGGAAGTAACAGACCCTCAGACTGGGGAAATAAAGGGTTATAAACAGAAATTCATGCGTTACGACGTACCAGATGACTGGGAAAACACTACTTTTGAAACATTAACCTCTCTTATGGGTGTTCCAGATGAAGAAAACTTCACACCAGACGAGATAATAATGCCTAAAATCTTTGAACAAGACGGAGAAGGCCAATCCCTCGTCTATAAGGTCTTAGATTACGTTTACATTAAAAGAGAAATAGAACGAGCCATGCCCATAGCCGCCAGAAGAGCCGCTGTATCCCTCGGAGTAGAAGTTGGAAACAAAGACATACAATTCAACTTCGGAGCAGACCCCGGCGACACCAGAGAACAAAAACAAGCCAAACAAGCCGAGGCAATGGCAGGAATCGCCGATGCATTCGCCGAAAAAGAAAAAAAAGACCTCATAGTCTACCCATACGGAACCAAACCCGAAATGATAGGGAACGGCAAAGTAGCAGAGTTCAAAGAATACCTCAGTTACCTCAAACAAGAGATACGCTCAGCCCTCCTAACCCCGGACAGCCGGTTTGAATCACAATCATCCAACAGAGCAGTAGCAAGAGAACAACTATCTGGTAGCCTAGGACAGGTGACCGTCATAGAATACCTCCGAGAGTTCAACAAATACTACCTCGAAAAATACCTAATAGACCACGAACTACGCCTATCAGGCTATGAAGACCAAGCAGGTAAAGTGTTTATCAAATACAAGGAACTAGAACTCGAAGACGAACTCGTACTCGCCCAAATAGCCGAAAAACTCATAGTCATGGGAGCAGACCCCGAAGTAATCATGCAAACCTACTTCAAACGCTACATGACAGAGGAGCAGAACTACAAGAAAGGCAAAATAGTCCGATTCACACCCTCCATCCAAGGAGGACAGGTACAACCAATACAAAACCTAGCCAAACAAGCAGCAGCAGGACAAGGACAAGTGGATGAACGTGTGGACGAATTAATGAACCAACTAAGAGGTTATGGGTTATTGCGAGGTTAAAAGACTATGTGGATCGACGAACGCTTGGTATATAAATTTTTAGAGAACGCAGTTGGAGATAGTCCCGATGACCCTCCAGATTTTACCCCCGAATCTGGTTTCGGCGAGGGAACCCCTCCCCTTTTCGAGGACGAATACAGAAGCACAGTACTATTATTACTATCAACACTATACCTAGCAATCCGTGACGTAGCCGAAGACCCCAACCTAACACCAGAACAACGCAAACAACGAATCAACATCCTAACTGATAGTTTCAAGACCGAAGGTGAAGCACGGATTAACCAAATCCTCAACAACGTTTACCGAATTGGTGAAAATGCAGCCAGTCAAGAGATACTAAGCATAGGCTTATACCCTGGCCGAGGGATGGATGCACGAATACTTGAATATGCGTTACAGCAACAGCGTGAGAATCTAATTAGTGTGGCGAATGCTGTAAGGGATAATGTAAATGGACAAATCAACTTCCAAGCATTACACGAACAGTATAAAGTTCCACGTGACTTCCGATTCAAAGTCAATGTTAATGGTGCCTTTAAGGATGCTAAAACACGACTTGACCGTATGGCAAGTTACGGAGCCACAGTAGTCTACGCCGAAGGGAAACTTAATGTCTTCCGAGAGTTTGAGGACGAAATAGAACTAGACTGGGTAAGCCGTGGGGATAGTAAAGTATGTCCAACATGCAGATGGTACGAAGCCAACAGCCCATACAAACCATCACAGTTCCCAGTACCTCCACACACAGGTTGCAGATGCTACCCAAGAATCACTATTTTAGGACAGGATGATAAGGATTTACTCTTATTACCAATCCTAGACGCATTAACCGCTGAATAAACTCACTTTTTTTAGATTTACTATTTTTTTCTGATGGAGGTGGTGACCAACGTGACCACACAAACAAAACAAGACCTATTTTTATACAACGCAAACCCAGATGGCAATCCCATAGTAACCGCACTCGTACAAACACCCCGCATAATCGACTACAAAGACGTAGGAGAAGGGAAATGGAAGTACAAGGAAGAATCAATCCGGAACGCCATCACAGACCTAATAGGATACCAAGTAGAAGACGAACAACACAAAGGAACCGGTGACAAATCCTTCGCAACCATAACCAACGCCGGATACTGCCCCAAATACAATGGGGGCTACGTTGAGATGGAAGTGTTCAAACCAGAATACCATGACCTCATGCGAAACATAGCCGAGAACATGGAGAAAGGCATAGCACCAAAGAAGGGGTTTAGCACCGAAGTATTAGTTAAAAAAGCCATCCCAGAAGGTGACCATTACGACATCACCGACATGAAATACAACGGGTTAATCTGGACAAAAGAAGCCCGTGACCCCGATACTGGGATTTGCAGTGTTAAACTGAACAAAAAATCAATACAACCATTTTTAAGGAGCGATAAGATGACCGAAGATAAATTGAAAAAATTACAGGAAGACTACGACACCCTCAATGGACGATTCCAGAAACTGGAACAAGACTACCAGACTGGTGGAGCAGCCTACCAGAAACTCGCCAAAGAGTTCAAAGATGGTAAAGAACTCTACCAAAAATCACAAGAAGAAATAAAAGACCTAACATCCCAGTTAAAACCCATCTGGGAACAGGACGAAACCGAAAGAATCGAAATGCTTAACAAAATCGTTGAAAACGCAGAAGAAGACAAACAGAAAGTCTTACGCAAATCATTAGAAAACCAGTCCAAAGAAGAACTAACCGTACTCTTCAACGCAATGGCACCCACCAGTAAAGGAGCAACCCGTAAACCTCCAAAGAAAACCCGAACCGACAATGAACCAACCGTTGAAGAAGTACTCAAAGCCTTTGGACGATTATAATAGGAGGAATAGAAAATGGCAAAACTATACAAATACATTGACAGTTTACCCAAAATCCCATGCAACCTCTACGAAGGAACCAGAACTGAATACACTGGCCAAGCCGACGACGGTGGAGAAACCACCCTTGGAGTATACAGTGCTGAACTCAAAAAAGACGACCTCGTAAAACTCAAAGACCACACCACCAATGGATTAATCATCGTGGAAAAAGCCGCTGCGGGTAATGACAAAGATATCGCCCACGGAATCTTAATTGACCCCCCAATAGGGAACGATACTGTAACTGCCAGTGGGGGAACCCCTGCCACTGCACAGCAGAGGATGGGTACTATTGCATTCTTCGGACAGGGAGTATACCCATTCACTGCCTCAGCCACTGGAGCCATCAGTCCTGGAGACACCGTGGCAATGGATGAAGACGAAAACAACGAGTTTGAGGTAGACCAAGACTACGCAGACCTCACTGCAACACCGAGCAACACTTACAATGGCAGTGCAGTTTCATTATCCTACGCCGCTGCCGGTTCACAGACTGCCGTCCTATTTGGTGCTAACTTCGTGTTCCAAGCAGACTAAAACACTAACCCTAATTGGACTTTATCTATTTTTTACAGTATATAAAAGGAGCGTATAAATTATGACCCTAACATTATCCCCAAAACAGTTTTTAAGAAAAAACCTCATCGAAGGAATCGTAAACAAACAGATGGAGGAAGACTTGGACTTCATTAACATGTTCAACGTCACCTACACCGACAACGTATCAGTAACCTACCATGAAGACCTCACCACCGCCGGTGAAGATGTGACCAATGAAGTGACTGGTGAACCATTAGACCTTGGTGAATTATCCGAACTAACCACCGTCGAGATCAGTCCCATAACTCAGAAAGCAGGGATGCTACGACCCTTCGGTTTACAAATGAAAGTATCCGAAAGAGACATGAAACGTTCCGAAATCGTGAACGACCTCATGAGAGCCACCGAACGTATCGGTTATGTGATGGCACAGAAAATCAACAACGACATTGTTACCACCTTCAAAAACACCACCAACGAGATAAATGAAGTCGATGGAGCCCCAGCATGGAGTGAAGACACTGCCGACCCTATTAAGGACATAATCAACTTCAAAAAAGCCTTCAAAGTATCAGGTTATGGTTCCCGATTAACTGACCTCTATGTCCATGAAGACAACTACTCTGAACTGGAACAGTACATGGTTGGAATAGACCGTAACTGGGCTATCAGTCCACGTGGAGAAGAAGACATACCCAGAATCCGTGGAGTCTCAATCCACGAAGTAACTAACAGTACCGAAGTTGCAGAAGGAAGTTACCTTGGTTTTGATAGTAGACCTGCCTACAAACCAATGGACATCTACGCCTACCGACCCGAAGGATTCAGTGTGTCACCTAACTTCCGGATGGTTAACGTCTACCGGTACAAGGAACAGAAATATCCACACAACGAGGTCGTGGAGTTCATTGGCGAAACCTTGTACGCTGTTAAGAAGCCTAACAGTTTCTGTTACAAAGCCAGTGCCATCTAAGGACACATATAGTCCTTTACAACCCACTTTTTTTGGAGGAATTAACACATGACTCGTAAAACAATAAGACAACTCAGAATGGGAGTCGGTGACAAATGGAAAAAACTAGAAGCCGAACTAGATAACTTCCCCACAGCCCAGTCCACCAACTATTCTATCCGTGGAGGTAGTGGCACAGTATACGCTGCCAGTCCCGGAACACTACCCATATCCACTGGACTATCCGGCGTAGTAGGTTTTGGTTATGGGGTAGTATCCCCAGTAACCCCCGATTATTTAGTAGTGAATTGCACTCCTGGAGCAAATGGAACACTTGTTTGTTCCACCACCCCCGCAGATACGGTTATTAGTTGGGTGGCAGTGGGACCGGAATAACCACACCCCACATCTTATTCTTTTTTGTAAACAGACTATGAGGAAAATACCATGACTGCCACCACCCCCGAAGTATTAGAACGATTAGACGGATGGAAAACCACCCCCCCAACAGCAACCGGCTACGACGTAACCGGAGCCGCCATAATCTCCACAATAACCAATGCAGAAATCAAAGCATCCGCATACCTCGGCAATTATACTTTTTCCACCCCGGCGGATGTTACTTACTTCGATAATGCGGTGGCGGACTGGGCTGCCGGACTACTATGGAACCGCCGAGAAACAATAGACACCCAATTCGTTAATGTGGAACAAGAATACGGTCAAACACTAATCACACAAGCCAAGGAAACACTGAACCTACTCAAAGAAGGCGACACCAACGCCGATGACCCCACAATGAAAAAACGGGAAACCGAACTACTCTCCTTCGCCTACAAATGGGACAAAGACATCCTAGACAACCGTATCGACACTACACTAATCCAACCAGGCACTAATGATGACGATGAGGACTGATAACTCATGGGAGCAGTAGACTACCTAACAACCAGTGGAACAGACCTAAAAACACTCCTAGAAACCGACACCGAACTAGCAGGATACGCAGCAACACCATACACCGAAACCGACGAACTAGTACGTATACAAAAGAAATACCCGGAAATCAGTATTGAACTACACACCATCAAAAGTGGAGAGTTCTGCACCGGCAACCCAGAGAAAATCCTAGAATATAGGATACGCACCTACACTGAATACGCCGACGAAACCACGAGCAGAACACAGAACAACAACATAGCAGGACGTATCATTGAAATACTCGACAACACCAGTAACTGGGACTTCACCAGTGGCAGCTACCGCATAGACACCGACGTGAACTTTGAATACGAAACAGCAATCAGCAACAAGAGCAAGATAAGTCGTAGCAGTGAAATAACCGCCAACGTTTACCTACAAGAATAAAAGGAGTTCATTCATTCTTTATTTTACAACATACCAGAGAGAGGTACAATTTCATGAAAGTACAGTACATAGGCAAATACCCTGCCAAAACTGATGGAATCGGAGAATGCCAAGTAAACGAGATTCTAGAAGTAAATGACGAATTAGGGGAACGCCTAATAAAACAGAGGAACTGGAAAAAACCAGCCAATCAAACTAAACCAATCACACAAAAACAGAAAGAGAAGGGGGTTTAAAGTATGGGATTATACAGTGGACGTGAATCTTATGCGGCAATCAGCGTACAAGCCAGTCCAGGAACCCCCGTTGCCCCAGACGTTTACATACCATACACCGACTTAGACTGGAACAGTAAACCAGACCGGAGTTATGAAACAGAACACAGGGCCAACACCGATAAAAACCACGCCCCTATCACACCATCAGTAACCACAGAAGGTAGTATAACCTTCCCTGCATACCCTGCCGGAGGATTAGAACACGCATTCTACGGAGTGTTCGGCTCATACACAGCAACCACATACAGCAGCACCCCTGCGTATGGTTACACCTATTCACAGTCAAGCACATTACCAATATTCACCCTAGCCAACGGGATACGAAACCTTAACTACAAACGATACAGTGACGTGGTTTTCAAATCACTCAAACTGGAAGCCAAAAACAAGGAAAAACTCGAAGTCAGCGTGGACGGGTTCAGTTACATGATGGATAAATCCCAAACCGCACTAACCCCATCCTACACTACAAATAAGGCATTCAACTTCTCCAACTTCTCAATCACCTATGGTGGAACCACTGCCAACAACATCTTAAACGCCAGTATAAACATCGACAGAGCCACAGAAGCATTCTACACAGCAGGGCATGGATTAAACTACGGACTACAACACACCCCATACTTCGCATGCACCGGTTCAATGGACGTATTCTTTGAGGACTGGAGTTACTACGAAGACTTCATGGGAGATACTAACACCTTTGATGACAGTCCGGTTGAAAAAGCCTTAGTATTCACTTGGACGGGGGCATTACTCCCTGGAACTGCTGACAAGTATCAGAATCTGGTTTTGACGTTGCCTAAAGTGTATTTGGATGATGTTCCATTGCCATTTAAAGGTGACGAAGCCGTGCAGAGTAGTATAGCCTTCACTGCTGTTTACAGTGCCAGTGATTCTAAGACTGCCAGTGCAGTTATAACCAGTAACTTGGCCGACATAAGCTAATCAACTTAAAATTGGGTTGTTTTGTTATTTAAACCCCATAATTATTTATTTTTCTATCACGGAGGGAGTAAATTATGGTAAACGCTAAAAAGAAAAGAAACCGACTATTAGACCTAGACGCACTAAACCTCAGTATCGGAGATGTTAAAGTAGGTGGAAACAAGTACAAAGTATTCCAACCAGCCTATGAAGACTTCGTATTAATGCCAATCCTATTCGACTCATTAGGAAACTTTGAAGACATCACAGGGGAAGACATTAAAGAAGAAAAGATGAGCCAAGTCACCCAGATGCGTGAAATAATCAAAAGGATAATACCCGACCTTAACCAGAACATCCTAACAATCCCACAACTCATGAGCATAGTAGAGTTCGTATCAGAAGGATTCGCAGACCAAATGGAAGACCAGTATGGTACAAGTGAGGATGGTAAGGGAAAGTAAAGCCGGATAAGTATGGGGTAGGCCCATCATTCGCCGTTACCAGTCTATGTGACCGTTTCCACTGGCAAGAAGACACTGTATGGAAAATGCCATATCTCCATGTGGCAATGCACATGAGAAACCTAGATATTATGGCACAAATGGATAAGGATGAGGATGAGAAGCTTAAAGTTAAAGCAAAGTTGAAGGCTAGGCAGGAAAGTCGGTTAAAGAGTATGGGAGTTGGATGAGAATATGGCTGCATTGATTTTTAACATGGCTAATTTTGAGAGTAACATGCGACGGACCCAAGGACAAGTCGCAGGACAACTACCCAAAGCCGTGATGGAAGGAGGGAGTAAATTATTAACTTTCACCAAACCTGATGTTCCCTTAGATAAAGGAGACCTACGGGGGGGAGGAGGAACACACCTAACAGAAACTAATATGTCCTATGCCTCAGCATCTGTTCAGTTTAACCAATACGCTGCTCATAATATGTTCAATTATGCACGTAAACAGCACGACGAACAATTAAATCACCCTAAAGGTGGGAAAGACCATTACCTCAGTGACAACGTGGACAACAAAGCCAGTTTAATCATTGAAACAATGACCAGAACAGTCCGACAAGTCTTATAACTATTTTTTTTAATTCTAATTCTTATTTTAAATGGAGATAACAAGTATGGTATCAAACGCCGGCACGATTGAAGCACAACTGATTCTTAACGCATCTCAATTCCAGAAACAGATGCAAGCGGCAATGGCATCCGCTCAGAGTGCCACTAAGGGAATGGCAACAGGGAGCCAAGCCGTCACACGGGGAATGAACAATGCTGCTAAAAGTGTTCAAACTTACACTAACAGCGTCAAAGGAGCAACAACCCAAGCCACCTATATGGGTAAGGCCATTGGAGGCACAGTAAACCAGTTATCTGGGATGAATAAGGCCATCAGTACTGCCAGTTCTTCATTCACTACTATGGGTAATGCTTATAAGACTGCTATCACCCCTGTGGCTACCACTACTTCAAGGATAAGCAGTGCACTGTCCTCCGTGGGTAGTGTTGGTAGTGCTGCTTTTGGTAAGGTTGGTAGTGGGATAATGGCTGCCGGGAATAGTCTCGCCTCATTAACCAACAGTGTGGTTTCTTTTAATGTATGGATGGGTGCATTAGTCGGGGCAGCATTCTACCAGTTTACCGTAGGGGCAGCAATGGCAGTTGAAGAAGCCAAAAGCCTATTTAAATTTGTAGGTATGGGAGTTGCTGAGGTTGAACGCTTAGACGTGGCTACCGCTAAATATGCAGAGAGTGCAAGTAAAGTATCACAGCCAGAGATGCTAAGTGCATGGAGATTAGTCAGATTATCTCATAAAATGTCTGCTGACCAGATGATACAATATAACAGCACACTAGGGGATACAATTGGATTATTCAAAGCCAACGGAAGAAGTGCGGAGGATGCTGGTCGTGCTATTGAAGATGCAATGGCAGGAGGTAGTGATGGTATCAAACGTATGAAAGAGATTGGTATCAGCGACATGCAGGAATTGTATGACCGTGGTTTTGATAAGTCTAAACCCGAAACCTTCTTTGCTGCTCTTCAAAAGTTATATGAAGATAAAGGGATTGCAGGGTACGGTAGTAAAGTAACCAGTCTCGCTGACCGGTTTGAAAACCTTAAAGAAAAAATACAACTCGCTGGTATTGCTGCGGGTGAAGCATTAATGCCTGGAATGGAAGCCTTAGTGAACGGTTTAACTGCTATCTTTGAAGGATTAGGCCCACAAATTAGTGGAGCCATTATTGCATTCACTGGACTAGCCACTATTCTAGGGTTCTTCTGGCCCACACTGGTTACTATTGGTAGTGGGGCCAGTCATGCTGCGGGTAAAATTTTAGAACTCGCTGGAGGAACACTTAAATATAAAACCGCAGCAAACGGGGCTAAAACATCATCAATATCATGGGGGGACACCCTCGGAGGACTAAATAAAAGAATGATAGCCGCAGCCGCAGGGGTAGGGATAATGGTTGCTGCCCTCGTAGGCTTAGCATATTACATTAGCCAAACCCAGAGTGCCACCATTGCATGGAATAACGCAGAGAAAGAGAAAAATGAGGTTGTTGGTGGTTTAAAAAGTCAGAATGAAAGTCTTAACAAAAGTATTCAAAGTTTAACCAATGCACGGGCAAGGGAAGTCGCTGCGGGTAGAAGCACCGTTGAGATTGATAGACAAATAGCAGATGCACGTAAACGAGTAGAGACAAACACTATTAATGCTAAGAATGCAGAAGATGCGTGGACTAACGCCCAGAGAATGAGGGCGGATTTAGAAGGGCTTGAACAAGGCAAAATATCCTCATCCAAAACAAGGGCTGCCGCTGCAAAAGAAGGAATCACACCCGAAGAATATGTGAAACAAAAAGGCACCACGGCAGAGTATAATGATGAATTAATGAAAACCGCTGAGTTGGGAAATAAAATTAGTAGTGTTTATGACCGTCAGGCAGGAACGCTGGATAAAATTACTAAAGGAACAGACAATTATTCTAAAGCATGGAAAGAGGCTGGAAAGGACTTTGAATCATATAAACAAACCTATGATTCCTTTGCCAAGAGCAGCGAAAACTTCCAATTGGCAATGGATGAAGGCAATATTGGGAATATGATATATTTTGCCGTTGAAAGTGGATTTTTACAAGCTGATTTGGCATTCAGGGAGTTCATATTTGGTGCAAGAGCTAAATTTAAAGATTTTGGGGATTACGTTCAAGGAGCATGGGGGAACACCGTTGCCTTTTTCCAAGGAGCATGGAACAATACTGTTTTATGGTTCCAAAACGGGTTGAATTGGATAAGCAGCGGGTTCTCAGCAGCAGGAGCGTGGATACAAGGGGCATGGAATAACACAGTTAATTTCCTCCGGATTATGTGGGATTATGCCGTTAATTATGTTATGACTCGGTGGAACGCAGCAGTCTGGGCTGTTACTGGAAACCCATTGGTTGCCAGATTATTAGACTGGGCGAGTGGGGCAATGGAACGCATAAAAGGGGCATGGAGAAGTGTAGTGAACTTTGTAGCCAGCCTCCCCATTGTTGGACAATTCATTCAAAGTGGAGGGCCATCTGTTCCAGGAAGAGGAAGTGGCGGTGGGGGAGGTTTAGCCTTTGGCCCACCATTAAAAGGCACTAAATCCTTCTTAAACATGGCAAGTGGGTTCACCTACCTCCCTTATGGAGGAATAGGACAAAGTATCAGTCAAACCTTATCTAATTTCGCAGGGAACTGTGTAGATGGAAGCCTAGCCCAGATAGCCTTAGCCAATGCGTGGGGAATACCGGCAGAACTAATACAAAGCACATGGATGGGAAACCCCCACGTCTATGCACGTATAGGAGGACAAGACCGGGACATAGCTAACCATGCCCTAACAGGAAGTTGGAGGGCACCCCCAAGAGGCCCCAGTGGAGGCAATGGGGGAAATACATACATATTCAATGCCCCAGTATACAATTGGAAAGAATTTAAAAAAGATGTTGCTAAGGCAAACGACCAAATAGTTAAGAATTACTGATTGTTCCGAATACTCCTAGCCAAACCAACAACTTTATCCCTTAAAGCAGGGGGATAAGTGATAACATAATATTTCCCCTCACGGGTGAAATACATTGCTTCATCCTCCATATTAGTCAACCCTGTGGTGTAGTTGAATGGATCAGAATGGTTAGTGATATTTTCCTTAACTCCTAAATCGTTAACGAACATTTTTTGATTCTCTATGTTACTATATTGGTTGATGAGGATATTCCCATTCCCTACTACTGCAACAGTACGCCCCGCATTCGCTTCAGCCACTTTAAACTCTTCTGGATACTGAAAAGACATATAACTCCCATTATATGCTTTATCTGTCACTCCACTACTCGTGCATCCGGATATGGCCACAATTCCCAGTAACATAACCTCTATAATCAATATTTCTTTTTTCATAATTAATATTACACTAACAACTTGTTATTAAATTTTATGGTGATAAAAACATGAGCGAAGGAAGAATAGGCCCAATCGAAATACCACGTGCACACTTATACGACGACAACTCCCTCACCACCCAAGGCGAGGAAAGCTTCACAATCATAGTCCCAAACATAGAAGCACGACAAATACTTGGACTAAGACACAACAACACCAACACAGAACATAGTGGCCCATTAAACATCACCACCGGCGACAACCCTTGGGGAGTAGTATGGATAGACACCAGCAACACCCTCCGGGACAATGAAGACATATTACACCGAGGATGGTACATAATCATTGATGCAGAACCCACAACAGACCTCGGAGCAGAATACGTCCATTTGCAAGTAACCGCTCAGAAAATCAGTTCCAACGAAACCGAATACCTCGAACAAACCTACACTCCGGGGGTGAATGACGGAACACGCATTGAACACAGTTACCTTCTTGAAACCGAAGACTACCTCTTAAATGACACATTCTCTACTTTCAGTAGCAGTATATGGTCAGCAATGAGTTACAGCAGTGCAACCGCCTCGCCTAGTATAACTGCTGATGGTGATTTGAACTTCACATGCCAAGGTAAAGTGGATGGTACAGCAGGACAAGTAGTAACTCAAAGTGTTGGTACTTTTAACAAGCCGTGGACTTTAGAATTAAACATGAAATATGCTTCCACCCCCACTGGCTACAAGAACGCTCTTAACTTTTTCTTCGGACCACGTACGGTGACCGCATCATCGGCCAACCCATATAATAACACCGTACTTGTGGTTTTAAACGTTGACAATAGCCAACCAAACTATGCTGCTTACCTTTTCAACGCTTCTGGTTCAATAGGAGTTATAATTCCCCCTACTGCTACATCAGCCAAGAGCATTAACTGGAAAATGGTAACTGACCCAATAGGATACCTCACTATCTATGTGGACACTGGCAGTGGGTATGTTAAAAAATATCATGGGGTAACATGGATTAGTGAAAGCTGGAATGTTAAATACACCTTCCAGTTTGCAAATTGGGATAGTACAAGTGCCACTATAGAATCAGAGTTCCTAAAAGTCTATAATATGGAAGACGCAGTATCTAACAATATTGTAGCCCTCCCTGCCACCACACCACTAGTTACCCCAGATTTCACCCGGACAAGTAGTGATGGCACTATCCCATGTTATGTTAACCCATCAGAAGACCTCTATTTCTACCAAGAAGACGCATCACAACTTTACAAGGGGGCAGTTAAGGGATATAACAGTAGTTACACAGATTCCACTCCCCGACTTATAACATGGACAGATGAAACATTAGACCCAGCAGATTTCTATGTAACCAACGGATTAGTTAAACTAACTACCAATGCAAGCTCTACCACTCCTATTGTTTTCAGTTATTATGATCCAACAAATGGATGGGCTGTTCTTAATAGTTTTGGTTTAGATGGTGAAAAGATTAATCTTTTAAAACCAATTAGTCTTGGTCCAGAAAAACAGATATACCAAATAAATACTACGTTATGGGAACTTAACCGAGGTAAACCCTTTGTTTACGTTGAACATCCAAATGATGTTTTAAGTTACACCAAGGGTACTAGCTGTTACCATGATGGTGTGAACCAGAATGGTTTAGCCGCTGGGGCTGATGTGTCAATGCTCACACAAGCCTATGCCCTCATGTATCGCCCTCACAACCTACTCACTTTGAATGCTTATAACATTGAAACTGATACATCAGGGTGGAATCCGGTTTCATCGGTACTCTCACAAACAGGTGGGGGGTATGGTGGAACTGGGTACTGTTTAAAAGTAGATACAAGTAATTTAATAAATTATGAGGGGGTTGTTCAAGCCCAACGCTCCGAGTTTGGCACAACAGGACTCGCAGGACTAATATTAAATGTTGGGTCATTTTTAAGAGGCAGCACCACCGTTGGGCTCTACTTATCAGAAAGGAGAGCTGACAATTCATTAATACAAAGCACATGGAGTCCTAATATTACCCTCGTTTGGGGTACAGGAGAATGGGCCTGGTATGATGCAGATTTCACAATATCATCAAATGAAACCGCCAAAGTAGACCTTCAAATATTAACAAAAACAAAGACAAGCACCACCTTTTATGTGGACAATACCCAAATAGCCCCAATCCCATCAATTGGGAGCAATTTGTGGAGTATGCCCCCTACTTCTACTGCACAATATGGGATGATGATAATGAAACAAGACCCCACAACAATCAAATCAGACAGTATTCCTGCTAGTGAAATCACCGGGATAGGGGTTTATGACCAAATGCAACCCCCTACATCCTATAATTATTACTCATTTATTGGTAATGAGTTCCTAACACAACCAGACCTCCGTACAAACATTAGGAGAATATAGGATGGCAGAAACCAACATCCCCACAAAAATCCATCCCTCTTTACGGATAGTTGATGATCCTTATCTCAAAGTAAGGGTGGACGTAAAAGACCATGAAAACATTAAAAGCTACTGGTTGGACACGTGGACACGGAGTGTCACATTCAACAATTACAACCACTTTAAAGATGGCCGACGATGGGTTGGCCTTGACCTTCAAAATACTAATACCAGTGGGGATTTAACCAAAACAATAACTCTCCCTTATGATGGGTACTATATTATCAACATATCCACCTACCAAAACCCAAGATACACCGGAGGCTTCCAATTATACGATGGCACAACAGCCATAGAAGACTATAACACACTGAACAGTCCTTGGCCTCATACTAGTTGGGTGGAATACAAACCACGATATTATACTCAAGGTTCTCACACCTTCAAAATCAGCATGACTAAAAGTGGATATGTTGGTAAATTTGTGATAACCCCAATAACCCGTTTTGAAGGGGACAATCGGGCAAACAAGTATAAAAGCAGACAACGGCTGGATTTCACCAACTTAGAGTTCACCCAAAACAGCGTAACGGAGTTAAACAAACTCAGCATGGACATGGTGATGGGTGAAAAGTATTATGCTGATTATGATTATGGGAACAGCATACTAAAATTCCACTTCGACGACCCAATCACCATCTGGCTGGGGAATAAAGCAAACAACACCCGTGCAGTCTACGGAGGATACTTAACAGGATATAATGGTGACGATGAAACATTGACCATCGAAGGATTAGACACACTTTACGACTTAGAACGGCAATGTATATTCCAAAATTTCAGCATAGCAGGAGGCACAGGGAGCGACAGCAACAACGAACCATTCACACCTTTCAGCAGTGTATATGAATTAACCAGATACCTCTCCACAGTAGCAGACTACCCCATTCCTGCATTCAACGTACCCCACGACTACGCATTCTACAAAAACATGGGGGACAGTGGAACTTACAATGCTATACCAGTCACAACGTGGGGTAAAGATTTAGACACACAACATGGCAACCCCAAACCATCAATGAAACTCTACGTAGACAAAAACATCGGATCTGCAACCGCTATACTTTACTACGATCCCAGTAATCCTTATGATGCCATGACTTATGACCGGTTTACTATGGACTACTATTTTGGGGGCAGCACAGCACGAAACCCGCTCAAATTCAACGTGCACTTCACAGTCCATAAGACTGGAGAAACAATAAACAATGCAGTAGTATACAATGTCCATTTCACCGGGGGCACAGACAGCCGAACTATTGGAAATGTGAGAGTGGTTAAAAATGGGGAGTTCCAACGCTTCCAGATAAACCTCAAAAACTTATTAAACAATTATCTCAACCCCTCACGGACAACTAACTATTACGTGAGTAAAATAGAACTAACCGGCACAGTAACCAAAACAGAAACAGGTAGCAGGTATAGCAGTGGGGTGTGGATAGACAACATTGGAGCCTACAAAGAAATCAACCACGCTAGTAAATACGCATCACAAGATGTTAAAACAATATTTGAGGAAATACAACAATTGTGTGAAAGAACAAACCATGCAGCCTACGTGGAATACGGTGATAGTCGTAGTGAAGACTCCTTAGTTGTAATGCCAGAATTATGGACAACCAGCACCACCGTAATTGACGAAGGAAACAACCTCATAACCTTCGACGGCTTTGAATACGACCCACCCAATGAGGACTTTGGAAACAACCGCCACATAACCTACAATGATGCAAACAACAATTACCGCAACGTAACTTACCAAGACTTCGACATACAAGACCATTACCGCCTCGTACAAGTTCATGAGTTCATGGATGACTTAGACAACAATAATGATGCAACACTCGAAGCAAAGAACTGGGTGGAAAACAACAAACACCCCCGCCTCGGATTCACCCTTAACATTCTTGGAGATGGGGGATTACTCCCACTACAATATTGTAACGTTAACTTACCAAGACGGAGGATTGTAGGAGATTACCAAGTTAAAACAATCACCCACAATTATGATCAGGACAGCAGCCCAAAATACACCACAAAGGTTGATTTTGGTCGAAGCAGCAGCCGGTTCCGTAACTGGATAAGAAGCACACGCAGCGACCTTAAAAACCTTGGAACACGTAACGCACAAACAATCTACCGTAACGTTAGCAGTGAACGACTCGGAATAGCAGGATACGGAGCATTCAGCCCATTATAAGGAGTGGAAAAAGGATGGTTACACGAACATACAAGTATACTGGTAGTGACATGGCAGACCCTTCCACAACCCCAACAGGGTACGTGGCAAGCGATGGAGATAACCTACTCTTTACACCAATGATGGCCTCCCCCACCGTCGTGGAAGGAACTACTATAAAAACCCATTTCCCCCTAGAATCACGCAACGTTCTATGGACAAGCTGGAAAAACGAATTATACCGGTACACCGAAGCCAGTCCGGTTGAATACGAAACACTACTCCAACTCTACGGTTTAAACAATGGAGGGGAAGAACTGGTTGGGGAACAATTATTCACCACAGCCACCAGCCCTGGAACCACTGAGGTGGTGGGGTTTGACCTCACACAAAGTGCATGCACAGCCCCCCTAACCGTAGAAACAGGTACTGGAAATGCGGGGAAGTTAAGAGTGAACCTCCCAGTCCGTTACAGCAACTATGAAACATTAACACTAACCCACCGTTACCATTTCACAGATAACTTCAACGATGCCAGTATCGGTGCCAACTGGACAGTATCAACCCCCGCTGGAAGTGTTGGAGAAACCACAACTCTTAATATATCTGTAAGTGGGGGAGTTAATGGATTATGGGATGCAGCAACACACAACGCCCCAATAGCTTACACCCCTATCCCAAGTAGTGGGGATTGGGTTGCCAGTGTAACAATGAACAGTTACACCGTAAACAACCAGACAGTAGCAGGGGCAATGTTATATAAAAACCGTGACAACGTTTGGATGATTGGTCGAAGGAGGGACGATGGGGCATCAACAAACCGGTTCCAGCTTAACAAAATAGTTAACAATGTATACACAGGGGGTGTGGCAACAGTAACCAGCACCACTCTACCTATGCACTTCTTAATCGCATACATCAATGGAACATACTATTTTTATTACAGTACCACTGGTACTGGATGGTCATATTTGTATAGTACCAATAGTCTTGGGTTCGTCCCAACTCATGTGGGGATGTTTGCAAGTAATTGGGGAAGTTACAATGCAGTTGAACCAACATTTGACAACTTCGCTATCAGCACACAGGCAGGCAGTAGCAGTTATAACGTGACAACCATCCCCTCAGCCACACCCGCAGATGATGACCTTTACATCCAATACACCACCCCCACAAATTGGCGAGACATGACCTACACAGATTTAACCCACAACCGTTACGGCGACTACCCCACAACAACCAACGCAGTGCCATTGAATGCTAAGGGAATCAGCCGTTTAGGATACAGTGGATTGGACAAATTCGATGGACTGCGGGAAGTAATAACCACCACATCTACTGACGACTATATCACTCAATGGAACTGGTCGGAAGTAAAATACGAAGTATAGAGGTTTATTTTTATGAGTATTATAGAGTACAGCACAGGTCTACCACAAAACCATGCTAAAAAGTTCGACGCATTGACCTACAAGACAGCCTACGCCACTGAGGAGTGGGACTCCGACTTCACAGATGACAACTGCATAGTTGTTTACCGCCAAGCCAAAACACCCATGATGGACACCGGAATCATAAGTAAAGGAGAATTAGCCGGTTTTTATGCACTCAAACTATACTGGACCACAAATAACCTTGGAAACTTAGACATTGAAATCCTAATTTACCGTGATGGAATATTAGAAGACACATTAACATACTTTTACGGAGGGGACTTTTTAAACACCGGCTCATTATACACTGTGCTTTTCTACCCAACCAGTGAATATCAGATAATAGTTCAAACAGGACAACACGCAGGAGCAAGTACGGTTAAACTAGACTACCTCCAATTGGAGTCAATACCCCGGAACACGGTGTTAGGGGCTTTGGACTATGTGGATGTTGTTGGAACCCCGCTTATGATGGTTGAGGATTGTGGAACCATCACCAACACGTACAGTAACACGGCCGCCTCCACAGGCAGTGTTACATTTAATGTGACCTTTGCTGCTACTCCAAAGGTTTATACTCAGAGTTTGCACCAGGATCATGTGGCTACTCCTATTAATAAGACTGTGACGGGTTGTAGTGTATATAGTAGGCATATGGATGGTGCTGGTTCCCTTTACACTGGAACGGTTAATATTGATTGGGTTGCCGTGGGGCCAGTTGAGGTTCCATTTAAGAGTGTGACTTATCAACTTATTTAATTACTTTCACCTTTTTTTTAAATTATCTCTTTTTGTTTTATTGTTCTTAAATCCCCAATGTTACTGGGGACGGTTGAGTTGGTATGGACTATTTTTTTAGGAGACACAAAAAAATGAACGTAGTAGAAATTAGAGGAAGACTAACAGGGACAGAATTTTTCGACATGGTACACGTAACCCCCGTTACACCCGGTTTAAATGGATTGATAAGTTATCCTGTGAATGAGTCTGGTGTGGCACAGTCGGCGGGGACGGCGACAGACCCTGTGCACGTACTAACACCACAAAGCAAAATAGTAAGTCCCACAATAACCGTAGCAACCGCCGCTTACACAGCCAATGATTGTGTTGGTGGAGTTCTTACCCTTACTGATGCGATGAGGGAGAATGGAGGAACCGGCTACCTGAAAGAATTACTAATCAAGGATGGAAGTGGAACACAAAAACCTGCCCTTGAAATACTCGTATTCAACGCTACACCAGCCGCCTCGACTTTTACTGATGGTGATACGGCCGTGTTACATGCTGATGACGTGCCAAAGGTAATTGGACACATACCCGTCTATGCCTCAAATTACACCCTAATCGGGGGGGTGTACGTGGCACGTGTTGATGGACTGGATCAGATAGTACAATCCGGAGCAGCCAGTAAAAACTTGTATGCTGCAATAGTCTGTCCAGGTACTCCTGATTTTGTAGCTGCAACCGACCTTAATATTGATTTCAAATTCATGAGGGAATAAAAATGTTAGGGGCAAAAACTAAAGCCCTAACACGGCACAAAAAAGGGACTGATTTCCCCGAATCACTCAGAAAACATTTACAAGTCTACTACGACATGGAACCCACAGGACAACCAACAATATTACAAGACAAGTCAGGATACAACAACAACGCAACCAAAAACGGGACAGTAACAGATACCACATACCTTGGGAAGAATGTTAAAACATTCGCAGGAGCAGGGAATGTTATAATGCCGAGTGGGCAGAATGTAAATTACCTTTATCCTTTCAAATACGATGGGCTTATCAAAGACATTGGAATGCACCAGGGCATTACTTTCGATAGCACATATTGGTATGCCTCACATGACATGTTCCTCCGAAAATATGATGCAAATTTCAATATCGTAGCAGAACATGCAACAATCAATGACCACACTGGGGGGAACCATGTGGGGGATATTGATTATTATAACGGTTTAATTTATGTTGTCACAGAAACATACACAAACTGCACAACATTCAGCGATCAGAAAATATCAACATTCAACGCATCAGATTTATCTTATATTGAAAGTCATGACGTATCAGCACAAGGAAAAGACGTGACGGGGGTTGCAGTGAACCCAGATGATGGGTTAATCTACATTTTACCATACTGCACCACCACAACTATACAATCATATAGTCTATCGGATTTTAGCTTTCAAGGGGACATAACAATCCCATCCCTTTATGGAAATCAAGGAATTGATTATTATGATGGGGACATTTATATTTCCTCAGCCAACACATTATACCGTCTTGCTAAAACGGGGGCGATCAAAGAAATACTTTGCAAATATCCTTCATTTTGTAACGAGTGTGAAGGAATATGTGTAATTGATGAAAACACAATATATTCCATATTTGCTGTAACCAGTCCGGCGTCAAATAAGTTATACCGTTTTGTGCGGGATGAGGAGTTTACAATCAATTTGTGGATTAGAACGACATACCTTCCCTCCGAAATGGATCGATCATATTCCCAAGTTATATCGACCACTTCATACAGCCAAATGTTCTTAATTTTTTATCAAAAATCAGGCAACCCTTCTTTATATGTGCTGATGGCTGGAACGAATGGGAATGGGACAATCAACACACGGACGCAGATTAAAGAAAGTGATGGGTTATTAATCAAAAATAGTTTCATGATGATTACTGCAACGTACGATGGGCAATATGTGAAATTATACTGTAATTCTCAACCCGGTTCAGTTCCATTTTTTGATGTTGGTTCCCAGGTTGTAGTTTGGGATATGTTACTGGGAGGGCGAAGTGGAGATGTTAATGAGAAATTCAAAGGAGATATTGGTGAAGTTGCTATTTTGAACAAAGCATTATCCACGGATGAGGTTGTTGAAGTGTATAATCGCACCCGTGGGAAGTATGGGGTGTAAATTATGCCAGAATTTAACGCAGAATGGCCTACTTTTACGGATTACTGCCAAAGACTACTTGAGGATAAACAGAAGGATGGGGTGTTCCCCCCGTTTGGCCGTGTTGGTGGTAATCATGGCAACTAAAACAATAACCGAAGTCGGAAAGGCATCTGTGGATGTAAGGAACTTCATACGAGGAAACAAGTACCTACCAGAATTAATCACAATCAATGGCTTACAAGTAAACCAGGCCACCTACTTACGAATGGTATGTGCTAGTGTTGTTGAATTAACTAAGCCCAAACCACTTGATATACTCACTGATAGTTACCCTAACCCCCTACAAATAAACGGTAACATCCAGGATGGGGCACAACTACAAAAACAGGACTACGTCCAATTAGCCAAGGAGATTAACAACTTCATAAAGGGTAATGGTTATGCTCCAACACTTTACACCACTAAATATGGACAACTATCATTCTATGATGTTATATACACTTTTAGCAGGGTATTAGCATGGTACCATGAAAACAAAGCACTACCGAATTATGTGACACTCTACAACCTATTCCAAACCAATAAAACGCAATTTCACCAAGCCGTGGAAAAAGCCGTAGGCACCTATAACACCTTCACCGAGTATTATAACCGAATCAAAGCAAAAACATGGCAGGGATACTATAACGATATATATAATCAACAACAAGAGATTCAACGCTTAGCAAACAACCAATCCCTCAACTGCACCGACCACAGCCAGTTAGGGAAAGCAGTAGCCGAAGACATGGATTATGAAGCTCTTTATTGCCGTGTAACCTGCAAATCTGGAGGACACATCATTTTAAAAGTCCGTGGTAAAGAATTGGGGAGTAACTGGGTTAATGTGGATTTAGCAGCAGCAGCCAGTAGTGATTATAATATAGGGAGTTACTGGTGCAGTAGTTATGCTAAACCGGTTGTTATCGACGAGGATTGGATAAACAGTAATGATGGACGTACGTGAATAAATTAAAAACAATAAGCAAAGTATTTATTTTGGGAGAGAATGTGCCTTCATAGGGCTATTTCTCTCCCACTTTTTTTAGCGTTAATTTTTGAACCTTACGATTTTTCCGTACACTTGAAACCGTTACAAATTGTCACATGTTGGAAGGATATAATCAAACATAAAACTTATATATTACATATAACAATATATAATAATATGAAAACAACAATA